ATTTTGACAGATTATAAAAAATCTGGTGCATTTAAGGTATCGAAGGCTTTAGGTATGGAAGAATATGTTTATGATCATCCCACTGAAGTTTATAGACAGAAGACTTATATGACAATAGGTGGAGTAAAATGTTCGAGACTTGCAGGTGAACCGAAGATTATAAAAGGATATAAACCTAATTTCTCAAAAAGAGAATGTTTTGATTGGGATATGCAGGTTAATTACTACCGAATAGGACTTGAGGAGAAAGGACACCGGATAGATGAAATGAGGATACAAGCATTGGTTCGGGATGGTGGTACTGCTTCGGCTACAAAATATGGACTTAAAAAACGATTCTATCTCATTCCTATTCCACATCTTGATAATGAATTTGTAATTGAATATTTCCTCCGTAAAAAAGCACAATTGGAACATGCTTTGCAATATGGATGGAATGAACCTTGTACACCTGAAGAACATTGGAATGGTCGTAAATGTGATAAATATTGTTCAGTAAAAATGTTTTGTGAATATTCACCTCATTATGGTAAAAAATTAGAGGTACAATCTGATGATACTGACACCGATACAGTTGAATAAAATAATTGAAATACTTGAACTTGACCCAAAGGATAATATAATGATAACACCAAAATCTGATGGGTTTAATTTTCGGGTAAAGAAAAGAGAAAAGATTGAAAGGGATAAACCTTTTATTGTTTTATTAGGTGAATTGGGTGTTGCAATTCATTATTGTAAAAGATGTACAAGAGGAAATTATGGAACTGAAAAGATTGTACATCTACATGGACATCACATAATACCAAAATCTGCAGGTGGAAAAGATGATAAAGAAAATGGTTTGGTATTATGTGATAAATGTCATGAAGGATTACATGCAGGAAGGTGGAAAGTTGTTTCAATAATTGGTAGTACATTACTTGAACAATTACGCAAAAAATATAATGTTAGGTATGGTGTTCTAAATGACTGAAAAGAATGAGAATTATCCTGTCTTACCCCATATAGCCTATGGGCTATGTGAAGATGTCAAAGGTTTGTATATTTTATTACCACTCCCACCAATTTCATTAAATCAATATCGACAAATGCATCATGGAGCAATCAAGAAAGAAAAAGAACATTGTAAAGCTATAATTGATGTTATACTTATTTCTTGTATTAATGGTGGATTTATCAGAGATTTCACTAAGGATGGTTTATTTCTAACAAAACCAGTAATAGATAAATGTGAAGCAACATGGCATTTATCATTTCTTAACCAGAGTGAAAAACGTGATACTGATAATTATGTACAAAAAATTTTCATGGATGCACTGGTATGGAGTGGGGTATTAGCGGATGATAATGAAACAATAGTTACAAAGACATCTGTTGAATTTGCATATAAAAAAGTGAATTCATGTTGTTTATTTCTACAAGGTGATGTACATGAACATATGTTCTTAAAAAGTATGCCACGAATCAAATATCGAAAGCTTATGGATTACTTAAGCTATTAATAGGGGGAAATATGGAAAAAGAGGAAAAATTAATAGTAATTTATCTTGCAGGTGCTTTAAGGGGAAAAAACAGATTTGAAAAACAAAGAAATATGAGACGTGCAGAAAGGTGGGCAGAAAGATTGTGGCGGATGGGATTTGCAGTATATTCACCGCATTTGAATTCAGGTTGGTTAGATACTCCAGAGACTGACCCTCATGTAATTCCTGCTAATGTACATCTTATGTTGTTATGTGATATGATATGTGTAATGCCGAATTGGGAAAATTCTTCGGGGACAAAAAATGAAATAGAGGTTTGTAAAAAGAATCAGATTCCTGTGATTTATCTTATGCATAGGGATACACCAGATTCAGCTATTTATAATGCAATTCATGATGTGCTCGATATACAAAAAACAGTTGGAAAAAGGATGGCAACATGCTAGTATATGATATAGAAATTTTAAGACCACCAGTGTTAAATCCTGCAAAACCCAATTATCAATATGCTAATGGATGGACTGATTATTTAGGAATGGGAATAGCAGTACTTGTTGCATATTCATATCAAACAGGTGTAACCCATAGATTTCAGAATCGTGATATGAGAGAATTTCGTAATGATGTTGCATTACAGACATTACTTGATCAACATCCAGTACTTATTGGATTTAATCATATCCATTTTGATAATAATATAATGATATCATTAGGATATAAACTTCCGAATATTCATTACGATATTCTTCAACAATTATGGGTAGCAGATGGATTATCACCAATTTTTGATAGAAAAACTCATGGTGGGTATTCATTAGGTGCAGTAGTATCAGCTAATATCATGGGTGAAAAGAAATCTATGGATGGTGCTGATGCTCCTTATGCTTGGCAGGAAGGTGAATACGATAAAGTATCAGATTATTGTGCTCAAGATGTTGCACTCACAAAACAGTTAATGGATTTGATATTTCGGGAAGGTGGGCTTATAAGCCCCAAAAAGAGAGTATTCACACCACTTTCAATACCAATATGTTTCTAAGGAGATAGAAAATGGCAACAATTATTAAAGTAGATGGAACAATGGAAGAAATAACAATTGATAAGCAGAATTCATTAGAACAGATGCAGAAGATTGTTGGTGGTTATATTGAGGTAGTACCAGTAGCAGGTGGTAAGACTCTTGTAGTTAATGAAGAAGGATTATTACAACAACTTCCAATTAATCATAAGGCTTCGGCACTATACAATGATACAATAGTTGGTGATGTAATTCTCTGCACTTTAGAAGAACTGGAAGATGAAGAGGAAGGTGAATAATGGTTGATATAAATATCTGCAGAGGTTGTGCTAAAATTTTTTCATCAGCTTATATTGAAAAAAATCATGGATGTCCATTTTGTGGTGGGCATCAATTTACAAGTAAGGCAGTAGCAGAAGATTCTTCAGAACTTGCAATACTTGATGACCCTATTACACTTGAACAGAAATTTCAGGTAAAACAAAACAAAGTAAGATATGATTATGTTCCACCTGAATGTGAGGAAGCTATAGTGGAATGTTTTCATAAAGGTGCACAAAAATATGAAATTAATTCATGGAAGAAATTTCCGGATTTTAAAAATCACTATTATTCAGCACTCCGAAGACATCTTACAGAATGGAGAAAAAATAGAAAACGTGATAGGGATAGTGGTCAAATGCATATGGCACATATTGCAACTACTGCTATTATGTTATTGTGGAAAGATTTTCAAGATGAAGGATATAGTGAAGTAAATTCACCTGAAGCTGTAATGGAAATTATAAAAAAGATCATTACACGAAATGAATCTATGGAACAGATAGAGGAAGAAGTCAAACGTTGGTTTACCTAATAATAAAAAGGGAGATTCAACATGGCTTTAGCACAAGGTGGAGTTAGTATTGATACTGGTGATGATGATATAGAAATGGATGTATCACCAATAAAAAAACAATCCTTAGTTAATTGGGATGTAGTAAAAATAGAGTGGGTAACAACAAATATATCACTTTCTGCTCTTGCTAAAAAATATGGTTTGACCATTACTGCTGTTAGGAATCATTATATCCGGCATGAATGGTCAAAAGCTTTATCTGATTACAATGCACAAATCAAGGATGCTATAAATAGGGCTTTAACTGATAAAGCCGAATATACTGCAGAAAGAATCCTTTTACTTGATGAATCGGTATTATCAGTAAGTGAGAAAATTATTGATATACTTGATGAAAAGGTTTCAAATATCGCATATCTTATATCAAAAGAAAGAGAATCTGAAATAAGTGAAATTGATAGAATGAATTTTGACGGATTGGTCAAATCCTTGAAGTCAGCAAGTGAAGCACTTAAAAATAGTCATTATAATATCAGACTTGCATCAGATAAAGCTACAGCTATTATTGATAATAGAGGTACAACAGAGGTTTCACTAAACAAGACTGAAGAGGAACGTATTGCAAATGAACTTGGTTTTATCAAAAGAAAATCAATACCTGAAGGAACATCATCACAAGTTATGGATAGCGATAAACCATCACAAGACTCATAAAAATGTTCATATGACCTTTAAGGGTCACCAATATTTGGTTGATTGGTTAATTGATGATGCTCATAAAAAATGTTGTATGAAATCCACTCAATCCGGATTTTCTGAATCCCTTATTATTGATGCTATTGGGGATGCTTCACAAGGTCGTGGAGTATTCTATGTTCTTCCCACAGACATAATAAAAAACCGATTTGTTGATAATAGATGGGATAAATCTGTAAATTATACCAGATATTACAGACAGTTGATTCAGGAGTCAAAAAATGAATTTAAAGATAAGGTCGTTGATAATAAATCTCTTAAAGACGTTGGCAAAGGAGTTATTGCTTTTGTTGGTAGCAATACTCCGTCTGTTTTTACCGAATTTCCTGCCGATACACTTATCATAGATGAAAAAGACCGATGCCATCAAGAATATATACTTATGGGAGTTGAACGATTAAGCCATTCATCATTTGGTGCAAGGGAGATTACTGTAAGTCAGCCCACTATTGAAGGATTTGGAATACATGAGGATTTCCTAATTAGTGATCAGAAATGGTGGCAGATGAAATGTGATCATTGTGGTAAATGGATTCAACCGGATTTTTTCACTCATGTTCTAAGAAAAGAGGGTGATGATTATATCATAATTGATAGACGATGGACATGGGAGCAGATTATAACTGGTGATATCAGTATTATATGCCATCACTGTAATAAACCACTTGAAAGATTTGCACGTGGTGAATGGGTGGCACATTATCCAAATCAGTGGTATGCATGTTCAGGGTATCAAGCTAGTAAGGTGTTTTCATCACTCGATACAATATCAAAATTGGTACTTAAATTTCAGGGTTGTATTGGTAATCCTTCGAAAATGGAGCGATTCTATAATGCAGATTTAGGTCTTCCTTATAATTCAGAGGGTTCAAAGATTACAAGATCATTACTTGATAGATGTAAAAAGGATTATGTACTTGATATTTTTAATGGAAATGCAAAAGATTTATCAGATGATTCAATCTGTTTCATGGGTGTTGACATAGGAGCAAAATTATCTGTAGTAATACGTCAGTATGTTTCATCTGAAAAACTTCCTCTGGTTTATGCAGGTGAAGTTGATAATTATGAAGATATAGAAAGATTATTCAACACATTTAAAGTAAAATTTGGTGTTATTGATGCAATGCCAGAATCCAGATTAGCACGTAAAATTGTTGCATTATTGCCAAATATGTTTATGTGCTATTATGAAAATGTAAAGAAAGATGGAGTGGATGGATATAACAAGATTTTAACAGTTGAGAGGACATCACATCTTGATGCTGTACTTGAACATTTTACACTTCAGAGAAATGAAATACCAAAAAATGCACATGAGATTCCCCATTATTATGATCAAATGGTTGCAAGTACAAGAGTATATAATGACGGAAAAGAGAAATATAGTTGGGAACACACAGAACCAGACCATTATTTTCATGCTGAAGGTTACTGTTTGTTAGCAAGAAGAATGTTTATATTGATAACAGGAAGGTAGAATATGCAATATTTGCCATCAGGGTCTGTAGAATCCGATGCTTTTTTAAATACAAGAGCTTTAAATAATGATACCAATCATTCAAGACGTGGATATTCGGTATATAATGCATATCAGACAATGGGAATATCAGGTTATGACTCTCGTGGGAATATGATCACAGGTGAATATGAAGTACCTTCATTTTACCTTTCTATAGACCAGAGGATTGAGATATTTAGAAAATGTGACCCTGTATTTGGGGTGGTTACATCACGTATGAATAGAATGTCTGCATTAGATTGGGAAGTTGTACCAGATTCCGATTCTGCAGAGGAAGATAAAATTGCAATAGATATGAAATCAAAGAAACAGATTTTTGATGAATATTCCAAATCTACTGATCTTAAATATGTTGTTGCATCAAAAATGGTTGCAAAAGAAATTATGGCACAGATACCTGAAGTATTACCAGATTTATCAAATTTCGATAGAGCGATGTTCAGATGGTCAAAAAAGATAAAATCTCTTAAAGTTGATGTAGCACGACAGGCAAAAGATTGGTTATCACATCCGAATAATGAAGATTATTGGGAAGATTTGATAAAGAAGTATATATTCGATTTATTGATACATGGTTTTGCTTCATTTTATAAGGAATCAAATGGTGATGTAATAGACAATCTTTATGTATTGCCAGGGGGTACAATGTACCCATTACATAGCCGATTTATTGGTGGTTATCAGGCTTATGTTCAGGTCGTGACAGGTTATTCACCACTTATTTATTTTCAAGATGAAGTAGTTGTTGGTCGATATGTTCCATCATCAAATACAGATTATGGTTTTATTCCACTTGAAGCACTAATCAATAAAGTAGCTGAATCTCTACTATTCGACCAGTTGATGGCAGAGCAGGCAGATGGTACTAAACCACCACAAAAATTACTCGTATTTGGTGATTATTCACCATTTGCTAATATGTTAGGTGAATTTAAAGTTGGTATGAATCCGGATGAACAGAAACGGATCGAAACGAAGGTAAATCTTGCACGAAAGGAAGCTGTAGCTACTATTACTGGTAAAGGTCAGCCGATGGTACTTGACCTTTCAAGAGAAAATACAATGAATGTTCAGATGCAGAGACAAGATCAGGTAAGACAGGCAGTAGCTATGGTCTATAATATGTCAAATCTTGAGATTAACCAATCATCATCTGAGGGTGTAAGTGGTAGATCAACTTCTGAATCCTTGGAAACTATAGATCAGAACAAAGGTATATTACCACTTGTTAAAATCCTTGAGAACAATATTAACCATGAAGTACTACCATTCCGTTTTGGATTTGGATATAAATTACAATTTCAAGTTGCTAAAGACCCAACTGAAGAACTTCAGTATTCTGCACTTAAGGTGTCGAGTGGTCTATATTCAGTAAATGAGGTAAGAGTAAATGATCTTGGAGAAGACCCATTTGATGATCCACAATTTGATAAACCTAATGGTGCACAGCCAACACAAGATGATGGAATGGGAATGGATGAATCGGATGATCAGATGGGTGGAATCGGTGATTTAGCAAGTATGATGGGATAATTATGAAAGAAACTGTAAAAAATCCTAAAATATCAAAGAATTTTATAACACAGAGACAGAAACTTTTGTCTCAAGAATTAGAGATTATATTCACAGCACTCCATAGTGATATTATAGATGTTTTGTCCGATATGAAAGCAGGTGAAGTTTATAGCGATGAATTGTTACAGAAGATTAATGGGTTAATTGGATGAAACTGGATAAATTAAAGAAAAGATATGGTATAACAGGTGGAACATATCAAGATTTGATATCTAAAATCTTGCAGGAAAATGCAAAAGTAATTCATAAACATGTTGTATCTGTTAATGATGATCACTATAAAAAAGTAGCTACTCGATTTAATAAAAAATCTGCAAAACGTTTTGTAGTACCTGATATATTTGATGAAATTCCGGATTCCGGATTACAACTTAGGAAGAGTGCAGAAAAGGGTCAACTTATATCAGATACACTAAAAGATGATCTGAGAAACAATTTGAGAGAGGTTTTAGACCTCAAGACAGGTGTAACAGGTCAATCAAAACTTATAACACAAACAGGTAAGAAAGCAGGTACTATCAATAATCACCTGATTGATCTTTATGAGAAGAAGATAACAGAAACATTTGCAAACTATATAAAAGACGACCCGAATGCTAAAATGCCTAGTAATATAAAAACTATTGCAACTACTGAAGTCAGGTCGGCAGTACATGATATACAACATTCTTATGTAACTGAATTAACAAAACGTAATCCTTCATTACGAATATTCAAAAAATGGATACATAATCCAAATCTTAGTATTACAAAACCACGTGATAATCATGCAAAATTGGGAAGGTTTAAGGCTATTCCACTTGAGCAGAATTATATATTTCAAACAGAGAAAGGCAAAACAGTATCGGCAAGCAGACCTCATGACCCTTCATTACCACCTGAAGAAGTTATTGGATGCCATTGTGATATCGAATATCAAGGAGTGTACATTATGTCAGATGATAAATTACAACAAGTAAGAAAATCTTTACAAAATATGGTAGAAAAAGCCAGAAAGACTTATGAGATTGGTGATAGGGCAAAACGGGCAGATGGTGAGTGGGAAAAGGTCGGGCAAGGTAAATGGAAAAAAGTACCTGCAGGTCGTGATGAAGAAGATGATAAAGATGTTGATGCAATGGTCGATGATAAGAAAAATATGCAATCTGAAATGGAAAAAGAAGACCTTGATAAGACTGCAGACATGGCTATGAATCTTATAGAATCTGAGATTATCACACAGGAAGACCTTGACAATTTATCACCAGAAGAAATTCAGGAAATGCATGATCAATTAATGGATGAAAAAGCTGATGAATTAGGAGATTCAGAACCTGAAGATAAATTAAAATCATTTTTAGGTGATGATTATGTGGCAGAAGGTTCACCATATCTTGCAATGTCAGATGATGAAGCAGAAAAACTTCTTGAAGAAAATGGTGGTCGTGACGAAATAATAGAAAATATTTGTGCAGAGGAGAATTTTGTTGTTGAAGATTTTGATGATATGTCAACTCAGGAAATAGCAGAAATTGGTTCTGCATTAGGTTTTATAAGTGATTCAAGTATGTCACCAGAAGAATCAAAAAGTGATAATGGAATGAAAGACCGATTACGTGATGATTATGGATATTCTGAAGATGAACTTAACAGTATGTCAGATAATGAATTAAAAGAACTTTATGTTGATGAAAATGGTAGACCTGATTTATCTGAATCAGAACTTGATAATGTATACGATTCGATAAGTGAAAAATATTATGATGCAAGAGGTAATGGGGCATCACATGATAAAGCTATGGAACAGGTTTATGTTTCTATAGGTGTTATGGGTGTTGGACAACATGATGCAACAAATTTGATTACTAAAATGGAAGAAGAAGGTCAGGAATATAAACCAATAGAGGATGATGAAGAAGAAGATTCAGAAGATAAAGAAGATAAAGATGATAGAACATTAAAACAAAAGATGATTGATGAAGGTGTGTATACTGAAGAAGATTTTGAAAAAATGTCACCAGAAGTCAGGGATTCTTATAATATGAAAGCTGAAGATTTTAAACATGAGGATTTGGAAACATCACCTGATAATTGGGAACATGGACTTACAGAAGATGAAGCATTTGAGTCTTTAAAAGCTGAAGGATTTGATGATGAAGAAATATCAGGTTCTGGAATGTCAGCACAGCAGATGTTACATGAATATTATACAGATAGTGATATCTATAATGATACAGCTAAGGTTCAATTAAAAGAAGAAGGATTTACAGATAAACAAATCAAGGATTCTGGATTATCACCTAAGGAATTATTAGCTGAATATCAGAAAGATATGAATCCTAAGTCTGGTAAAGAAGATCAACCTAAAAACAAAATAGATGATATGCTAGGTGAATTATCAGATTATGGTATAGATATTAATGGTTTAGATGATGATAGAGCTATTAGACAATCATATCAGGATATGTTAAAAGATAAAAAGAAAAATGGAAAAAGATACTAATGAATATAGTACAAAAATCTTTAAATCGTGTGGAATCTTTGATGCGAATGAGGTTACCTGTTGGTTCAGTAATGAAGGCAGGTGATCTTTGGTATCAGAGGGTAAGGACAGCAGGTAGACCCACAGATTGGGTACTTGAAGATTGGGTTAATCAGGTTGAAAAAGCAAAGAAGATTGCTATAGGTGATATTATCACTCGACCTGATGGAACTAAATGGAAAAAGACTTCAACATTTGGATACACTAAGATAAAGGATAATTCTTCGACATCAGGTGCTCAAGTAGCCACCACTACTCCTAAGACCCCACCTGCAGGGGTTACAATCCGATCACAAGCTGAAATTGATGAAATATTTGCTAAATATGGTGAAAAGGGTGTTTGGCAATTAAACAAACATGAATTTCTACAATGGTTGAAAGATAAAGGTGTTGATGATGCTGATGGATTAGGTCATAAGGAAAAGTTATCAAGAATTGGTGGTATTCTCAAGGATATGAAAGAGAAATCAAGAATTGTTAAATATGAACCATTTTCAAATAGTGGGGTAAAAATTAAAGATAGATCAACTGGTGAAGTTTTTGATTTTGATAAAAAAAATTTAAAAAGTATAATGGATAAAGCAACACCTATAGTTGGTGGTCATTGGGGTAGTGCTAAATCAAATAATGATTATGCCAAAATGGTTGCATTTACTTCTGCCCCACAATATCGACCTATAGATAAGATAAAAAATGGTCAGATGCAACAACATCAATATGAATTATCGACAACTTTATTATTTCAGGCTGTGGGTCTTAGAAAACATGCTCAAGAAAAGGTTGCTCAGATTTCACGTGTAGATCACCCTGTAATTTATAGAGGAATGAGTTTGGATGCAAATCAGGTCAAAGAGATAATAAATAAAAAAACTGACACTATTGAGTTGACAGGTGCAACAGCATTTACATTTTATGAAGCTATAGCCAATAGATATTCTTCGTCATCATGGACACAGAGTGTCGGGGGGAGCGGACGAATATCAGCAAAAATTATACTCGAACGTGATGATGCTGTAGATACATCTCTTGGTATGTGGCATCATGCCCATAGTGATAAAAATCAAACTGAACCTGCATTTGAAACATTATCAGGACTTGAATCTTTGAAGATAGATAGAGTTGAAGCTAATCTTCCTAAAAATCCAATGCAAAAACTTGCAAAAATGCAAAATAGTAAGATGGATCAATCTTATTTAAAAGCTTGTACAGATATTAAAAGTATAATAAATGATGATAAAGTTTATAGATCATTATCTTCAAGATTAGGTCGTGATGCTGATTCAGTACTTAGTAATTTAAGCCCAACATATTATGATGAAGAAATTGAATGGCTGTCAAAGAAGGAAAATAAAGATAAATGGAATAAAGCCCATGATATCATGTATAATCTTCCTAAGAAAAAATATGATGGTGTATATGAAGTAATTCAAAAAGAAAAGGAATTTGAAAATATAAAAAATGAATCAGTAAAATACCAGAAACTTGATGAATTACATAAATTTATGGAAGAATGTGGAATTAAAACTCCTGAAGTAAGAGTTGCATTTTTTAGAACTTTTTTAAATGTCGGTGATAGAATAAAATCAGGTCAAGAAAATAAAAAAAGTTTAATGGATAGTTTTCCATTAATGATGAATGTAAGAGGTTCAATACCCGAAGAGACAGTAAAAGCAATTGATAAAAATTTTGATAAGATAGCAGGTAAAATTGGTTCATTAGATGCCCATGATTATAAGAATGACTATGATCATTATCAAAAACCATCAAAAATTTTACTTTATTGTCGTGCAGGTCGTGGAGTGAAATCACTTAATGATTCCAATGATCAAGACTTAGGGGACGATAGTAAGACAACATAAAATAAGGAGAATCCAAATGGATAGAACTATGATGTTGTGTGAAATACTTAAAAAATGTAATAGAAATTTGTTAACATCAGAGGAATGGGATAGACTCCAAAGGATAAAAGTGAGAAATGGGAATTTTAATTGATAACGGTCAGGGAATTGAAGAACCTATAATAGAAAAGGGTGATATTTGCATTTTTGATATAGGGGATTCTTACATTCTAAGACACAGAAAAAAGGGTGATATCGGAACATTCAGTAAGGAAGGAATTACTGATGAATTCTTCAATGGGCTTGAAAACGAAGGATGGTATAGAATAAACCTTAATTCTACCGATGACGATTGAACGATAGTAGGGTAACAATTGAAAAAAAAGGAGAATTACCATGCAAGCAGAAATAGTACAAGTTGATCAATATGATGATGGTAAATATGATTGGACAGAAGAAGCCATTATTGTAAGACCATCAACAACAACTGAAGAAACATTCATTAAAAGTTTGTTACCATCAGGTAGAACAAAATATACTATAAGATTGTTTGATCAAAAATCTTATGATGAATGGGTACGAAATTGTGCAGAAAATCGTGCTAAAAAATTATTGGAAGATGAACAATCTGAGGGAGTAGAAACACCAGATGGAGAAATTTGAGGAAATACTCAAACTTATTGAAAGTGAGAAAATCCGGATATCAATTGTTCCGGATTTGACCACCAAAAATCATAAAAAAGATCATGTTCCACAATTTGCATTATATATTATTCGGGGTGATGAAAGAGTATCATTCCCATTTAATAAACATACAAGCATTACAAGAATGAAAAGGCAGATAGAAGTTGGTATTGCAAAAGTAAATCTACAAAGGGAGATAAGAGAAGGAAATGAATAATCCAAATAGCAAAGGTAGGAATTATGACGGTTATGACGGTTATAAAGGTCGGAATCTTGATTTTGATAAATGTGTTGCTTCACTTAAGGGAAAGAAGGTTGAAGTCAAAACAACAGGAAACGGAGTGAGAATTATCGATATAACAAATGCAATACCTGCAAGTTTGGGTAATAAAACATGGGGAATGATCTCATTTTGTTGTAATGGTAATATGAGAGGAGCAGTACTTGGTAGAAGGAAGTATTCTGAAGCAACATCAAAATTCTTGGGACTCAATACTGAAGATAATTCAGTTGTTCTAAGAAATGCAATACATAAAATAAAACAGGCTTTTTCCGGTGAATTGGTATAATACGATTACTCTAAAACCTCTAAACTTTCGATGGGACACCTTAGGGTGTCCTTTTTTTTATTTACTTAAAGGTAACAGAAACTTATAAGGAGAAAACAAGTGGAAATCAATAAGACTACTGCTACAGCAGTAAAGTTTAACTTTCAACCCTATCATATTGACAGCAGGGAACATGTTGTTGAAAAATCGGAGAGGGGAATGAAACGGAAATATGTTCGTGGAGTTGCATCAGGTATCAGGGAAGACGGACATGGGGAGCGAATGACAGCAAATTGTATCAAATCCTTCAGTAATCAGGCAAATTCAGGAGATATCCTGCTCTATCCTGATGTTCATGGAATACAATTCACAAAAGATATAGGAATATTGGTGAGTCATGAGGTACAGCCGAACGGTGACTGGTTCATAGAGAATAGACTTTATGATGAAGCTGATAATGTCGGGCAGGGAACACTGGAGACAGTGGACAAATTATGGAAACAATTAAATGGACTTCCGCCTTATAAAGTACCGAAGCAGAAAGGTTTCAGTATTGAGGGTTATGTACCAAATGAGAGTATCCTTCAGGTCAACAAAGAGGGAACAGGCAGGGTGATGGATGATGTTCAACTAGATGGAGTAGTTATAGTACCACGACCTGCATATCAGGACAGCATAGCACATGCAGTATATAAAGCATTGGGAGAACCTTCTCCTTGGATGGCGGAGAAGATAACAGATGAAGTAACTCAACTATTCAGTACCTTCGAACCCACGAACATAAGAATCGACAGATATGAATTAGATGATATGTTATATAAATCAATCGA